GTGGAACCATCGTTCGTATGCTCACAGGCAGATACAATCCAAACTTTATCTTTATTATCTATTATATGGTTTGTTAATTTTTCTAAAGCTGTATTTTTATATAAAAAATCATCTTGGTATAATATTTTGATCCATTTTCCAGTACAATTTTTTATAGCGTTATTTATATTAGGAGAGGACCCACCTCTTTTATAAGTGTTTCTTAAATATCTAACGTTAAGCAGCTTACTATATTCTTTACATAAATCCTTTATCCGATCGTCTAGACTATGATCAGATATTACTACTTCAAAGTCTTTAAATGTCTGACTATATAAAATTTTAAAACTATGTTCTAAGAATTCTCTACCATACCCATTCATTTCATAAGTAGGTATAGCGATAGAAAAAAATGATGTTTTTATATCATTATTAAATTTACTAATATTCATACTTACATTTTTAGGTACATGCTTCGGAGTATATGATTTGTTTACAGTCGCGGTCTTTGATGCTAATTCGTACATGGATTTTTGTTCTGTACCTATATTATATAAACCAGTAAGTTGTTTATTAATAGCTTTAATAATTAAGCTTGAAATTACATCTACATAATCAAAATTACCTACCTGATCGACCCATGCTTTATTATATGGGAACGGTGTAGATTTATGAGTACATCGTATAACTAAATTATTATCGCTTTCTACTTGTACAGCATTATCTCCTAATAATTTTGTATATGAATACCAATTATCAGCATGATGCGGTATATCTTCTTCAGATGGTACGTTAGTATTATTAGAGTAAACATAATCTGATGAAATATGTATTAGTTTTTTATTATGAATTTCACAATATCTCGCTAACTTAACGACATACCTATAGTTAACATTATAATGTAGTTCTTTATTATCTGAATATGTGTCAGTACATGCTATACAATTTAATATAACTTTATACTTTTTAAGTAAATGAAAATAACTATCTGTATCTGTAAAATTAATATTATCTTTTTTACGAGATAAATAGTCCCAGTTAGTTTGTTTAACTATCTCACTACCTAATAAACCGTCACCTAAAACAACTATATTTAATTTACCCATTTGTCGCGAAACACTCTATCAATATAATCAAATACTTCGGAGGTGTAATGTGGTGCTGCTCCTAAGAAGAATACTTTATCTAACACTTGATTCGCATTAGGATATTCTTCAAGATTACCTAAGTGTTTATATCCTGGATGTAATAATATATTACCAGCGAAGTAATTTCTAGTTTGTATTTTGTTGTCTTCTAAAAAGGTTATAAGCTTATCTTTCAAAGATTTATCTTTACAAATAAACGGTGTACCAAACCAACAAGGATCAGCTTTATCTAAAGTTTTTACACCAGACAAATCGTTTACATATTTCAATAAAATACTTTCGATATTTTTCTTACTATTCTTTCTTTTCTCATCTATAATATCGAACTTCTTCATTTGTTCTAAACCTATAGCGCCCTGTAGATCTAAAGGTTTAAGATTATAACCCATATTATTAAAAACATATTTATGATCTATAATACCATCATAATCTTCTAGCCATTTATCGAATCTATTCCCACAACTTCCACATGCTAATAAATTAGCAGGCCCTATACAATAACAATCTCTACCCCACCATGAAAAACTAACAAATAATTTTTTTAATTCATCGTCATTCGTACAAACCATACCTCCTTCACCAGTAGAAATATGATGAGCAGGATAAAACGATGATGACCACGCGGTATAGTAATGTGAAAGAGGTTTATTATTCCATTTTGTTCCTATACTATCACAACTATCACCAATTAATTTTAAATTATGTTTATCACATAATTCAGTTAAGTAATCCATATCAGGCGGATTAGCTAAAACTGGCGAAACAAATATACCTTTAGTTTTATCTGTAATTTTCTCTTCAATTTTAGTAATATCAAAATTAAGAGTATCGTACTCTATATCTACAAAAACTGGTTTTAAGTTATTTTGTACCAATACAGATATAGTAGTAGGAAAACCGACAGGAGAAACTATAACTTCATCACCATCTTGCCAGTTATATCTTTTCTTTAATGCAGATACTAAAACAAGATTAGCAGAACTACCGGAGTTAACCATATGAGCGTGCTTAGTGTCAAAATACTTTGCAAATGTTTTTTCAAATTTATATACTGTCTCTCCTGCGACAACCCATTTACCTGAAATAAATGTATTTATACCAGCTAAAATCTCTTTTGTATCCCAAAACGGACCAGAATAATAAACCGAACTATGACCAGGTATAAAGTCTGTATTATACAAATACTTTGGTTTATGGACTTCTATATATTCAGTAAGATCTTGTAAGATTTCGTCTAATTGTTTCATTCTTAAAGTTGTGTCCAGTTGTCGGGTATAATGTCTTGTGTGTCTTTAGGCCCATTAGGTCCAAACCAACTCATTGGTGCTATTATACGCTTATCTTTATTAAAATTCAAATATGCTCCCCACCAGCTAAACGTACTATTAGCTATAATAACATTTTTACATAATAACATTAGCGCAAAATCTAATATTTCTTCTTTATACGGGGAATATAAAACTCTACTACCTTGAAAATATTTTTTAACCCAATTTATATCATCAGATATAAAAAGTAATTTGCTTCCTGTGACTAAGCTTGCAGCTTTTTTGTAATAATTAATATCACATACAGGATGAAAGTTTTGTTTATTAACATAGTCCCCTCTCCTTATATGTACAGCAGTAGTGTTTTTATAGTCAAATTCATTTTTTACGATATTGATTAATTCCTCAGGTAAGGAGAATAATTTTTTTATATCACTTTTACAATCATTAAAATATTTTTCACTCTGAAAAAAACCTTGTAAGCATAGATCGGGATAATATTTTATGTCTTTATAACTATAAGTTGGTTCAGTATATATATGTTTAAAATTATAATTTTGTATATCGTTAATATTACGAAAAATATTTGTTTTGTAGAAAAAAGAAGGATTACCTTGAAGAGGTGTATGACAGTTAGTAAGATCAAAACCTGTGGTGTCATTATTCCTTAAAGCTAATGCAGTTGCAGCAGCTATTTGAAACATTTGATTGCCTAAACCACCTTGTAAATTACAGCCTATCATATTTTTTCTTACTTCTTATTTTAGATGCGTGATCGTTTACCATTGACATATCAACTTTATGCTCGTTTATAATATTATCTTCATTATAAATGTAGTTTATGTCATTCATAAATTTATAATGTTCAGGACCAGACATTTCTAACATAGGAAACATAAAGCACAAGTCTCCGCTCCACTGCCAATAGTCTCCATTTTCATCGCGCAAATCTTCTGGTTTAATATTACGCCACAAAAAGGCACGCCATGTACGAATATGAGAGGCAGTAAACCTACTAGCACGTAAATTATCAAAGTCTGTCTGTGCTTGTGAAAATCCTGGTGAACTATTTGCATATTGGAAGCTTCCGTTCGCTATCCACACGTTAGGGTCTTTATAAACATTATTAATACGATCTAATACATTTACGTCTGGTAAGAAATCATCACCATCGACTTCAACTAAAACTTCGTTATCATCTATCTCTTTGTTATTACGAATATTACGATCGAAATTACCAGTTTGATAAAGCTTTATATCTGTATCCTCTACTAGTTCAAATCTCTCATCGTTTTTAATTATCTGATTAACTAAATCTACAGAATTATCGGTAGATTTATCACTAGTAATATAACATTTATAGTCTTTAAAATTCTGAGACATAACTGATAGTATACTCCTTTGGATATACTTTTCAGCATTGTAGAAACCCATTAAAATTTTCATATATACTTACTAATAATTCTCTCCGTGTAGTTGTTAGTATCAATTGTAGTATCTTTTATCGCTAAATCAACTATTTCACAGTTTTTGTATTTGTGATTTTTACAAACATGTCTTTTTATAACATTAATATGAGATGTAGAGTTAATTTTTTTAGTTATTAGATGAGCAATATTTGAAACATACTTTTCCTCTATACCTACTATGTTAATAGTTTGACGATTTTGTTTATTAACACAATAGTTAACAATTTTCGCGACGTCGATAACATCAATTAACGACCTTTTTATACTATGAAATACATCTATAGGTTCATTATTATATGCTTTATTTTTTATATAGTTAAAAATATTGTTTGTATTACCACCTGGTCCAATAACTTGGGGTAATCTAAAAATAATGTAGTTTTTTGCGTGTTTACTAACATATTTTTCTTGAAAAAACTTATGAGTACAATAATAACTACTGTCAACAGTACTCATAATCGTACTAAAGTAAACAATTTTTTTATCTGGATAATTACTGATTGTCTCTTTCAATAAATTAACTTCTCTAAGAAAATTATCTCTATTTCTTTCCTTTGAGGAAGATACACCGGAAGCAAAAAGAATACAATCTAAATTGTAATTCTCGAAAGATTTTGCGATTAAACCGTTACCTATAATCATTGACAGTTATAATTTAATATTTTTTTCCACCGCTCAAGAATAATATCATTAGTTAACGTCTCTGAATCGTTTTCTACTGCAGAATTACCGCAAAACGCTGTATTAGTAGTTCTACATTCATCTTTTACTAAAGAAGCACACTCACTCAGGGAAGAAAGATAGACTTTATCAATCATATCATACATTTGTTGTTTATTTTCCAAATAACCATAATGTATTACTTTATCTGATAATAATGGCTTGACATAATTATTATAATAGTTAGGATCATTAATAGTACCGAACAAATATACTTTTGAGCTATTATCTTTTATAGCTCTTTCAATAGAAACATGTGTTTGCTTATTTTCATCAATCGAACCAATAATACCAACTATATTATCATTAGGTTTTGGGTTAGCTTTAAGTTCTTCTGTTAAGTTAGGTATAATATTGTATTTACCTGTATACTTACTATGGTATTGTTGTTGTTTTTTGTTAATAAAGACAACTTCATCCCAAAATGGTTTTATTTTGGAAACTTCAAATAGATTTTTTTCATGACAAGCTAAAATAACCCGAGCCGCGGCAGGTCTGCTCGGTGGTGATAGAAAATGAACAATTAAATTATCACAACTACTAACTGCGCAATTTTTTAATAAACCAGATTTACATTTTTCTAAATGCCACGTATGCGGTCCGTAGAATGTACAATCAATGTTGCTTTTATTTAATGCGTTAGTTAAATTAATAAATGCAGTGGTCGAACCACCTCTATTTGACCAACCAGATACAATTTTAACCTTATTCACGTAGAATAATTTACTTTACTAATCATATATATCAAATAAATATTTGATATGGCAAGAAAAGGAAAGGCTACGCCTATGTCGAAAACGCAAGTTACGTCAAGAAAGATATCTAAAAAAACTAAAATCAATGATAATGAGATTACAGAGAGTATAGAAAAAAATACATTTTTAAGTTTTAATATAACGCAAAAATACACACTCACAGAAACACATGATAATTTTTTAGATGTATGTTTTAAAGATGCATGTAAAATGTGCATGATTGACGGTCCAGCTGGTTCCGCAAAAACATACCTTGCGGTTTTTGTTGCTTTACAATTGTTGCGTACTCAAAAAATAGAAGAAATAGTTTATATACGTAGTGTTGTAGAATCCGCTTCTAAGAGTATGGGTTCCTTACCAGGAGAGGTAGAGGAGAAGTTTCTTCCATGGAGTCTGCCTCTTTTAGAAAAGCTTAATGAACTATTAGACAAACCAACTATTAACAATTTAATGTCTGAAGGTTATGTAAAGTGTGTACCTGTTAATTATACAAGAGGCTTAACGTTTAAAAATGCATGTGTTGTAATTGATGAATCTCAGAATTTAACTAGAGAAGAACTCACAACTATCTTAACAAGGTTCGGTGAAAATTCTAAATATATAGTCGTAGGGGATACACAGCAAAGTGATATTGGTAATAAGTCAGGCTTTAAGGCAATATTCAATGCGTTTAATACTGCAGAATCAACAGATCACGGGCTGTTTGGATTTAAGTTTACTGAACTTGAGATAGTTAGATCAGAAATACTAAAATATATCGTAAAGGTACTAGAGAAATTAAAGATGAAACGTTAATGCTTTACGCATTCTTTCAAATAAGGTACGCTTGTTCTGACCACTCTCTACTAATCTAGAGTACTCAGCTTTAAATGCTTCAATAAACTCAGGAGATAAATCTAACTTACGCGGGTAAAATGATCTTACTTTGCGAATCATATATTTTTCGCAAACTTTATCATATTCTTTCATGTAATTATTTATTAAACTTGCGCTGATTTTGTCGCTCTAGTTCTTTTTTTACATAAGAATGTTCTTCTGGATCGGCATCTTTCCATACTTCTTTAAGCTTTTCAAACTCTTCGAGAGTTTCTTCATCAATAATATTACCCGGTTCTACATAATCTCCCTCACCATCAAGATATAATTTAATAATCTCGATTCGCTCTCTACGACTACCAAAAACTTCAATAATAGCAGGTTTGTCGTCGGAAACAAAAAATGTAGTTTTTGGGTTTTGTTCATGATCCCTATGAATTGCTTTAAATAAATTATCTATCTCACCAATTATTTTTGTATCACGCATTCCATCTTCTTCAACTGGAACAGGAGCTACCTTAGTAACAGGAGTAAAAAATATAATATCTAAATTTCGAAAACTTTCTCTTACAAGTGGTATACACTCAGTAATAAACGATTCATCAATGTCATTATTTTCTTGCTCAGCAGCCCAAATACTATACACAAGATTGTCCAATGGACATCTATCGAAAATTACTTTATCATCTCGTCTGTACTTATTGAGTTCCTCGATTTGAAAGTTAAGGATATCCCATTGAGTTTTTTTATTAGTGTTTGATGAGTGATCTAAATTATTTTCTTTAATTATATCCCGATATGTCTTTTCGGGAGTATTATAATCTGGCCATTGTTCAAGGAAATCTTTAATTAAAGTAGTCTTACCTTGACAAGCAGTACCGCTGATTGCAATCCTCATATTTCTATTTATCCGTTAATTGTAATTTTTCAATAATCTGAGAGGTAGATAAGCTATCATATTTTTTGAGGATTTTTATCTCTTTACAAACACTAAATATAGTTTCCTTTTCACACTCTGGTAAAGTGTCAATTGTATAATCTCCACCCTTTACATATATATCGGGTCGCACTCCTTTTAAGAAACCACGACAATCTATACTATCAAATATAATAACTTGATCAACACTCTCTAATGCGAGAAGAACCTCTGCTCGATTTTGTTCGGTATTATAAGGTCTACTATCTCCTTTAAGCTTTTTAACGCTCTTATCAGAGTTCAAACCTACAATTAATTTATCACCTAGTTGTTTCGCTTCATTTAAAAACTGAACGTGACCAGCATGTATAATATCGAAGCAACCGTTGGTAGCTACTATCTTCATACCTTTAATGCCATGTCCCATACTAGTAAATGTAGACGAGGACTAAATTTAAAGTATTGTTGCTTTGCAAATTCTGCAATTTCTTCAGCAATTGCAATATGCTCTGCTCTACTACCAGCGCAAGGCATTAACCATACTCTATCTCTAGGTATATCAAATTCATTAACATACTTTTCTAATACTTCATCTAGGTCTGCCTTTTTGCTAATAACAAATTTAAAACCTGAACCGTTTTTAACATGCCATTTTAAAACCTCTGGTTTATATCTTCGATCTTCTGGATCACCATTATTACTAAGCTTAGGAGAAGTAGTAAATGTAGCACCTACTCTTAACCATTCTTCGTCAGGCTGTATAGTAGCATTAGTTTCAAAATCTATCCTAGGTATACTTCCCCATTCTACATCTACATAAGATAAAAATTTAAGTAATCTTGGTTGCTGTACTAACGGTTCACCACCGGTAATTTTCCATATAGCACCATTATCTAAATGTTTTTTATGACCTTCTTCTTCTAATAATGTTTTTAATTCCTTAAAGGTAAGTTTATTTTTAATACTCCAAGATATATAACTATCACAACCATGCGGAGAATCTTCTGAAGCAAATCCCTGGCATGTAAGATTACACATTGATAATCTCATGAACACGGAAGGCCAACCAACGTATTCACCTTCTCCCTCTACAGTATAAAATACTTTATCATCAGATAAAAATATTTTTTGTTCGCTATAATCTTGTTTATAGTGTTCTATCATTTAAATATAGATCTTTAATATCTCTT